CCAAATTGGGAGAAAAGATATGTCAGTAGCAGCACAATTAGCTCAAGGTTCGGAATTTTACATTAGTGGCTCTTCTGGAACACCTGAAGTTCTTACCGCTATAGCAGTTGGATTTCCCACAATTTTAACTATCACAGGTCATGCAGGGTTGGCTAATGGTGATTCTATCACATTGGCTGGTTTTACCGGAGCAGATGCGGCTACGCTTAACGGTAAAGTGGCAGTTGTAAAAAACTATGCTACAGGAATCACTAACGATACAATAGCAATTGATATCAATACGCTTGGGAAAACTATTACCATTGACGCTGGCAATTCTACTGCTACTCCTACAGCATGGATTGAAATTCTTGAACTAACGGCTTTGAAACCGACAAGCGCTTCGGCTCCTGATATTGACGTCACCGATCTTAAATCGACTGCCAAAGAGTTTCGCACAGGTCTTCGTGATAACGGTTCGCTTTCGTCTGATTATTTTGTTCTTGAGTCAGATCCTGGTCAAGCAGCAGTTGAAGCAAGTTTTGCCGATTCTACAGCCATTCCTTACAAGCTTGTCACTCCTGCCGGTGTAACAAGAACCTTTACGGCAAGCTGTAAAAAGTTCGGAGCGTTGCCTGAACTGTCTGTTGATGGCGTTCAGAAAGGCACTATGGAATGGAAGATATCAGGTGAAGTAGTACGTTCGTAATTGTCGATTGTTTATATTGCTTGAATAAAAGCCGGTTAATATAGGTTAATCGGCTTTTATTTTAACTTCAAAGGAGAAAGTTATGAATCTTACAAGGGATTTGTTGTTAAAAGAATTGGAATGCAAAACCGAGCTGGTTAAATTGTCAAGTGGTGATGTTTTAGTTGCTGAATATTCTGCTACAGATCATATGAATCTTTGCAGATTGTGTGCAACAAACGATTATGAAAAAGAAGGTGTTATTAAACTTGATATTGAAAAGTTTAATGCTGGTAAAATAGCATTTTGTGTAGTTGATGTTAAAACTAAAGAACGAATATTTACTGATGATGATATTCCGTTCTTAATGAAATCTTCAGCAAAGATTTCTGCCATTTTAATTGAAAAAATAAATCAAATTAACGGATTAACGAGTGATTTGGGAAACGACTTGAAGCCGATAGAGAGCGACTCAGTGTCTGGCGAATAACAGTCGCTTTGGGTTACAGACATCCCGACTTTCTATTAGCCGGGATGTCCTGTCGGCAGCTTCAAGAACTTCAGGCGTTTTATCACATAGAACCTTTTGGAGAATATAGAAGTGAATTAAGACATGGTCAGGAAATGGCTTTTCATCATAACATAAATCGAGACTCTAAAAAACGTCCAGAACCTTTTAAAGCGATTGACTTTATGAATTATGTTGAAGAACCTAAAGAAAAAATATATACTCCTGAAGAGCTTGAAAAATACGCTGAAGATTTGTTCGGGGTATGATCGTCGATTGAAACGGGGTATAAATCTTAATAAACGGTAACTTGATGTCAGACGGTTTCGCCATACAGTTTGATGATAATTGGGTTGAACTAAGTCAGCGTCTTCGAACTTTTGGTGATAAAGTTGCTAACCAAGTTACCGTTGCTGCATTAAAAGAAAGTGCTTTATATATGAAGCACGAAGCTATTTTGTATGCGAATAAATCTAAAGAAGTCCACAAACTTTTAGTTAAAGGGGTTTATATTGAAATTACCCCTGGAAACCTAAAAGACAAAATCCGTTACGCTAGAATACGTAAGAATAGACTCGAACCTGGAGAAGTAGGTTATCGAGTTTATGTTGCCATTACTATGGCTTGGTATGCCAAATTTCTTGAATTTGGTACAAGCAATATGGCAGCAATTCCTTTTATGCGTCCTGCTTTCGAAAACAATTATCAAAATATATCAAGAATTTTTAAAGAAATGATTGATATTGCTATATTAGAAGGAGGGTTTGCGTAATGGCCTCAAATAGTGATGCTGGCATTACACTAATAGCCCGTACTGAAGAATTTGAAGCTAGATTAAATCGTGCTGTTGGTGCGTTTGATAATTTAACTGCAAAAGGTAAAAGTACTGGCGAAGCTATAGATAAATCTTTACGTCAATTAACAGTTAGTTCTAAAGGTTATGTAGATAAATTAGAACAATCTTTTAATGCCTTAAATATCAAACCTGACATTTCTTTACAAAAGCAGCAAGAATCTTTAGCGGCTAATGTACGATTAATTGAAAGTCATTATAAAAAAATTGCTAGGGACGCTAATACAAGTGCCGCTGAAGCTACTAGAGCTTTTACGGCAATGAATGATAAAATAAGACAATTAAACGAACAACCTTTAAAAAATTCATTTTCCACTTTAAACATACTTCCCACAAGTAATATAGAAGCTCAGAAAGCTAAAATAGTTGAAGCGTTTAATCAAATTAGAACAAGCGGTAGGTCATCAGCAAACGATGTAAAAAGAGCATATAATGCAATGAACGCCGAACTTGAAAGATTACGGCGTTTAGGTTCGACTAATCCTGTTGAAAAAGTTACAAACGGAGTAAACTTACTTAATCTTGCGTCTGTTGCTGCGATAGTTAAAATTCAGGTATTGTATTCGTTAGTAAATACTACAATGAGTGCAATCGGTGCAATGCCTGGATTGGCTCTTGATGCTGTAGAATCTTTCAGATCTTCTGCCGTTTCTAACGCTGCTTTGATAAGCTCAATGCAAACAGGTGTTAAAGATATAGGGTTAGCTTATAAAGAGAATAAAATATACGCTGAAGCCGTTCAAGAAGTATTGATTAAAATGGACACGCAAACCGCTGCTTCTGGTAAAAATCTTAATGATATGAACCAGAAGTTTATACAGCAGGGCGTTTTGATTGATGCTAATAACGAAAAGCAAAAACAGGGTTTTCTTAACATAGCAAATGCTCTTGCTGCTTTAACCTCGAACGATCCTAATAAAAATCTTCAGTACTCACAAGAAGTAGCCGCAATGTTGCGCGGTGAAGATCGGCCTAGCAATAAATTATTTCAAACTCTCAATGCTCTGGATAACGGTAAGTTAAAAGAGCACATAAAATTATGGAAAGAAACTGCACAGGAAACAGGAAACTATGGTTTAATTCTTGAGAAGATTGGTCCGTTGCTTCTTGGATTTAAAGCGGCGCAGGAAGATATCAATAACTTGTGGGAAACACAAAAATCTACCTTGGCAACAATTAGGGATGAAATTTTACGTAACGGTTTTGCTCCTGAATTTGATTTAATGATATCTAAGCTGAAAGACTTAAACGAATGGGCTGAAAAGAATAAAGATTCTATAGCAAATGTAATCAAAGGTGGTTTTAATGGTTTAAATAATGTAATTGAAGCTGTTGATGATTATAAAGAAGTATTAATTGCGGTAGGTACTGTTTTAATATCCGTTAAAGCTGCGCAACTTGCTTTTAATCTTGTAGTTAAAGCTAATCCTTATTATGTAGTCGGTGGTGCTTTAATATGGTTAACTCAAAAATTATATGATTATTTAACTGCTGTAAAAGAAGGTATTGAAGTAAGTAATAATTTTAAAAGATCCTTAGAAGGTTTCAAAGCTGTTATTAATAATGATATTAGTTTGGCGCAATATGCTACAGCTAATGCTGCTGAACTTAAAAAGTTATTAGATTCAACTAAAGGAACTGGAGTTATAAATTCTGAGATAGACAAATTAAAAGATAAATTAACAGAAGTAAGATCTGCATTTGCTTTTAGTTCTGAAGAAAGAAAGGCGAAGGAAGAACGTATTGCTGCTATTAAAGAACAAATCGCTGCTTTAGAATCACAAAAACAAGGGTTAATAAATTACAATAATACTAGTACTGATTTAGATAGAGCAAATGAACTTTTAAGAGAGAAAAATAGAACCGGAACTGGCGTTAAACCTGCTGTAAAAGTTCCGACTAATTTACAAGTTTCTACTGGAGAAACAGATGATACTGCTGCAACGGCTAGATCAAAAGCTGAACGTGAAGCCGAACGTGCTTTACGATTGCAGACCAGATATCGTGAAGCGCTTGCTGCTCTGAATAAATCGTATAATGAAATTGATTTGGCGGCTAATGAAAATTCTCGTAAATTGGATTTGCAAAATACTGAAAACAATTATGCAAACAAAGTAATTTCATTATCTAAGTATATAGAAAAAAAGCAAAGCATACAAGTTGCTGCTTTACGAGAAGAAATATCTACTAATAAAAATACTGTAGCTGAATATCAAAAAGCGTTAGATGGGGTATATGCGTCTGGTGTAAAAGGGCTAATTGATAAAGCTGAAATCCAAATAAAAATTAATGAAGCTAATAAAGAACTTCAAGCAAGCGAAGCGGCATTAAATTTAGTACTGTCTAAAAATTCCGCTGAATTGGCTAAATATAATCGTGACGAAATAGATTATGTTAAACAAAGAAGAATAGCCTATGAAAATAACGTAGGAAGTTTTGAAGAAGCAGAGCGAATCCGACAAACTACCATTGAATATACGAATGAACTTTGGAGATTACAACAAGATGCTATTGAAGGCGTTGTTGGAGCGCAGGAAGCGTTAAAGAATTTTAAACAGCAGGGAGTTATAGATCTTAAAGTATCTAAAACTCAAGATCAGTTTAAAAATGACGATGTTTATAACTCTCAATTCGGTTCGGACAATCAGTTTGATTCTATTACTAATAAATATACAGAAATGTATAGAGATATTAGAAACGCTGAAGATCAATTTGGCAAAGAATCTGTTCAGGCTCAAAATTTGAGATGGGGCGCTACTGTAGATTTAACTCGTGATTCGATGAGCATTATTACCGATGAATTAATGAAAGGTAATAAAACTCAATTCGAAGCAGGGAAGGCGTTGTCTGTTGCAATGGCGATAATGAATGCTTCTTTAGCTGTAAGCAAGGCTTTGACTTTATCTTATCCGATGAACTTTATAGTAGCTGGATTAGTAGGTGCATCTGCTGCTGTGCAAGTAAGTACCATTATGGGTACTCAGTACGAAGGTAGAGCTAATGGCGGTCCTGTAATAGCTGGACAAACTTACATCGTTAACGAAAATCGTAAAACTGAAGGCCCTGAATATTTTACCCCTGGAGTGAATGGTTATATTACCCCTGCAAGGAAATTGCAAGACGGTAGAGCTGATGAAATAATTCCACAACAGGCTGTTGGTGGAGGCGGAGTAAATGTAATAGTAAATAATTACGGCGATTCAAACGCTTCTGTTAATAAAAAAGATAATGGCGATGGTACGATAGATATAGAAGTTATAATTGACGCAATGAATGGTAGAAATTTAGTTAAAAAAGGAAGCGCTAGTAATAAGGCTATTGAATCGTTGCGCGGTCCTCAACTTATAAGAAGATAATTATGGCTGTACCTATTTGGCCTACATCGTTGCCTCAAGGAAGTTTGAGAGAAGGGTTTGAAGAAGACTTTCCAAATAACCTGCTTGTTTCAGAAGCCGATGATGGTTTTAGCAAAACCCGAAATAAAGGTGCGTTGGGTCCCATTCAGTTTACTAGCGCGTTGTATCTGACAAACGCACAGCGTATTACCTTTTTAAATTTTGTTAAATTTACTTTAAAAAACGGAGCGCTTCGATATCAGCATAAACACCCGTTTGACGATGACATTATAGAAGTAATGATCGTTCCTCAAGGTGAAAAATTGTTTACTTTATCGCCATATGGGTTAGGATGGAAAGTAATTTTAAAATTAAAAATAATGCCGTAATTTGGGTTTAAAATGATATTATCCTTAGACACTTTAAAAACAATTTATGCTCAAGAAACT